CAAAAAAAAACTATATAGGTGATACACTTTATCTTTGGGCGGGCGCGCTATACCTCCGGCGTGTCCGCCATTTTTGTTTTAAATCGTTATATCTTACTTCATTCCTTTTTAGCTGTTTTTTTCTTGAATCTTAAAATGACTATATAAGTATGAAAATAATTACAGATGATTTATACGCCCGTCTTGTAAAACACTTGTTACGAGACGAAAAGGTTGCATTATTTCAAGATTTGGTAATGTCAGAGACATCGGACGAAAACATTAACGATATTCAAAAAGAAGTTACAGGGGGTGAAAATGAGCATGATGAGTAACGGGCGAGTTATGCCAAATTCCCGAATGGGAACGTCGGGCTTACAAGTTGACGAAAATATAAAAAAAGGCGACAGACTTTGGGTAATAGTCCCTGACAGAATCGCAAGCACAAGCATAGAGGTTAATATTCCGAACGGGCAGACGGCGGCATTTAAGATTGAGTACAGTTTAAGCGCACAATCAAAAATCGGAGAGGACGGCAAGGGCGGCTTTTGGCACAACCCTTTCGGGAAAGATGATGAAATATACACAGAATGGACGCATATAACCGTAGTCAATAACATTTCTGCCGTGCGTGTTATATGCCTTGAAGCAAGCGACATTATAAATGTGTGTATAAAGGGGTAAGAGATGGCAAGTCATGGATTGGTATTACCGGAAATATTCCCGGAAGGAACGCTTATAACGGATATTAAACAGATTGTAACGAGTACGGAAAATAACGGCGAGAACGTTATACAGGTAGAACTTTTTAACGGTAAAAAATTTAAATTTAAAGTGCGAAACGGAAGCAAAGGCAGTTCCGGAGAAAAAGGAGATAAAGGAGATAAGGGTGAAAAAGGCGACGCAGGCGGGTTTGCAGAGCCGACAGCAGAAGTCGATAATGCAAGCGGCATTCCGAGCGTAACGGTTAGCGCAAGTGGAATCGACAGCAAAAAGAAATTTCACTTTGTATTTAAAAACTTAAAAGGCGATAAAGGTGAAAAGGGAGACATGGGAATACAGGGTGCAAGAGGAGATAAGGGAGAGAAAGGCGACAGGGGCGATAAGGGTGAAGCCGGAAAGTGGGATGGCAAAGTTCCCGTAAATCCGAACCCAAAACCGACCGCAGAGGGTTTTATATGGCTGGAGGGGTAAGGTATTTATGAGTTTATATTTCAGTTATTTTTCATACGTTATGCACCGAGCCATTCCTCAATGTGTATTTGAAGAAAAAACAGCCATAACAAGCCCGTCTCTTTGTTATAGACAAGGCGGCGTTACACATTATGTGCCTTTAGTTTTACCGTCCGGCGAATGTTACGATAAAGAACACTTTTTTAGATATTATCATAAACCGGACGGAAGTCTTGCAATCCATGTGATTTATAAAGGCAAAGAATATGTAGTACCAAATTTTAAGTCGGCTATTTTCAGCATACCGGCTGGAACTTATGTCGGAGAATCAGCATTTAGGCTTTTTAACCAGTTTATTCCGAAAAACAGTTTTAGAATATTAAAAAGAAGCGCAGCGATTACGCATGTAGGGATGACCAGAATATTCCCGGCAGGAACGGCGGTATGGCTTACTTATGCATATGCGGGGCACACGGTAAATCTAACATTCACGCAAAATAAACATAGTATGCCTCAAAAAGATCCGTCGGACGGTTCTGAAAAAGAGTGGTGGCTACCATCATATAATTCAAATCCCACAATTGTGTTACATAATTTGCCTCGTAGCGAATGGAGCGAGTTATCTTTCGACCTAATAAACGGAGTTTTATTTATATGATAAAGGTTCAAATTATAGAAAATGAAGATTTATTAAAATATGCGGATTTCGATACTTGTGAAATTTGGCTTTTAAATCGGACAACTTCAAATCAGTTGGATTCGAGGGTTGTAAATGAAAAAGAACTGACAGAAAGTGCCTTGCCGTCCGGTATGAAATTTCCCAAACTTTTAGGGCTTATTTGGGAAAGACATCCAAACAAAGATAATGAAGTTGAGCAAGACGGTGTTATTATTCCCGTTTCTGAAATGACCTTTTCATACGAAATTATAACAAAGAACAAAGATAATTTTTTAATTCAAAGTTATGTATGTTCAGAGGAATGTATAAAGGTTGTTTCTGCATAAAATCCAAAAATGACTATAAAAAAGTGAGAGAAAATATGGAGCAAGAAATCAACATTGAAACAATCAATTATCGACTTGATAAGCTGGAGGAGACATTATCGCAGCTAAAAGAAGTGATAATTAACGATCGCCTACAGCAAAGAGAGCTGGAGTTGATAAAGGTACAGACAAGCGAGATACAAGCAGAGTTAAACTCACAAAATGAGCGCATAAAATTTCTTGAAATACAACCTGTAAGGGCGCAAGCCAGTAGGTGGAATCAGATTATCGAGATGTCATTTAAGTTTGCAATCGGTGCGATTCTTTCGTTTATCGCCGTAAAATTGGGATTAAATAAATAGGGGTGCAAAATGATAAAAGGAATGCAGAAGATATTGCTGGAACTTGGTAATTACGGGTGTTATTTTCTTTCGATTGTGGAAGCTGCCGAGCGAAAAAGCGGTAAAGAATATTCGATATTGCCTATTTTTCTTGAAATGAAAAAGAAAGGGTTTATCGGAAAAGACAGCTATATCTTTTTTCCTGATAAAATTTTGAGTGCATTGACAGGCAAGCCGTACACAATCAGACACGAAAGGAAAGATTACAAGCCAAAAGCCGGAGAAATTGAGATTTTACGCTATGAATGGAGATACAAAGACAATATCTCGGCGCATTTTGTTCTTGGAGACGGCAACGGGCGCGTCGCCTATGATCCGCTAGCCGGAAGCTATACGGTTCAAAACGGATTGCTTGAAAGCAAGCGGATATTTACGCCGGTAAAGTAAGGGGTAAAAAATGCAGGAATCTGAAAAATTAGAAAAGTCAAAGCGAGAATTGCAGGCAAAGCCGGTGTCTCTTAAAAGCCAGCTTATCGCCGCCATCTGGATTGCAGGATGGAGTGCGTTCAAATTCATCCGAACACCTTTAGACATATCCGTCAAGGATGTACTTTTTTCAGGTGTAGGCATTGCGGCGTGTTTCTCGCCCGTGTACCTTTCAATCGTGTTGGACAAGATAAAAGAGATACGTTTCGGCGATAAAGGCGATTATTAAAAATGACTATATATGTGGAGGATTAAACACATGAATATTATTTTAGGTTTAATTTTAATTGCTGTGGTGCTAATTCTTGTTTGCGCTTTGCTTTTAAAAATCGTGATTGCCATGCGGAAAGATAACCGCATTCTAAAAAATCGTTTGGAGAAGCGCAATGAGAATATCCGCTGCCTACTGGAACACTCCCGAAGTTTGGGAGAGATTCAGAAAGACAGCTCGGAATTGATACGGAGGATTAGAAATGCGCAAAATGATGATGACATTGATAGTGTTATTGACGATATTATTAAGCGTAACAACGACAGGGTGTAGGTCTCTAAAAGCCGAAGCACCTGCATTTCCTCCGAAGCCCGAACGTAGCCTGATTGAAACGCCCCATACTATAAAAGAGTATGCCGAGATAATTGCGTATTATGAAAGTTTGGTGCAGGAATGGGAACTTTGGGGAGAAACGGTTGAAAAAGTGACAGGAGAAACTCCTGAATGATTGTATAAATGTGATTCTTGAAAAGACAAAAAAAGGAACGGGCTTGCGTCCGTTCCGGTTGAAATCAAATCACAACTTAGAGTTGCAACTTGATTTAAGTTTAATATAGATTTTTCTAAAAATCAAGTGTCCTCTTTTTCTGAAAATAAAATATTTTTAACAAAGGCAGACACGTTCATATTTTTATCCGCCGCACGGCTTTTTAGATTTTCAAGCTGTTGTTGCGTTATTCTAAATTGAAAGGTTGTGCGTTGCTCTTTTGGGCGAGTTTTTGCGCAGGTGTTTTTTCCGCCTTTTTTTCGTCCGGCACCGGCACGAACACCGCCCCATGTGTTTTTCTCTTTCATTATGGTTTTTTCCAAAAACAAAGGGAAGCTGTCGAAACTGCTCCCCTTTAGATTTTAATAATTAGCCTTGCGCCTACTCATCATAGCTCCAAACCGTGAATTCTACAGAACCGGTATTCCAGCCGTATTTCTCGGCGTTCTTGCACCAGTCTTCAGCTTCTTTTCTTGTTTCAAAAACAAGCGCCAAATCTTCGTTCTGTGTTTCTCCGTAATCGTAGGAGACCATTCCGCCGTTGCCAGTGTGGTAGCCTTTGCTATCCAAATTATTAAAGTTTATAAAGTATTTCATTTTTTTTTCTCCTAAAAAAATATATATAGAATCGTTACCGCCGTGATTGTCGGCGGTAACCTCGTAATTACGCCTAGCGTTTTGCGAAGAACTCTTTCAATGCAACTTTGTGCGCTTCGCTCTTATCGCCATCATAAGTTGTCCAATAATCGATAATTGCGTCGATATTTGCGTTGCTTCCGGCTAGAAATGCCCAGCTTTTCAGCAAATGAATGTTTATCGGGGATTCCCCTCTTACGTGAGCGGCGTAACCTTTAACGTAGATATTGTCTACGAAGGTTAACTTACCTTTGAAATACTTTGCATAGCTTGTATGCTTTACAGCATCCAAAAGTCCCATTGCTTTAAGCTCGTTGTACGCCTTGTCATTCTCTCTAAAAGCTCTAATAAAGTTTTTCATTTTTCTACTCCTTGTAGTGATTTGATTTCATTTGAGGCTTTATCCCTGCCCCATGGTTATAATATACTACACTTGAAAAATAATGTCAATACTCTTTTTCAAAAAAAGTGTTTTTTTTTATTTTTTTTTTCACTTTTTTTATGAAAATCCTTAAAAATCCAAAATGACTATAAAAGTATGACAGGGTTAACGAAAGCAGGTGTATCGACACATCCCCGCAGAAAACCGCTTAGAGGGCGTGCAAGCGGTAGGTGTTATGACAATTCGCCCGAAAAGATACGGGCGATAAAAGAAAAGTACAAAGACGGCGTACCGGCTGGAGAAGTTGAGCGTTGGGTTTACGGTGTTAATTTTGAGAAATGAAAAAACAAAAATGACTATATAGATAGTGGAGCGTACCACGTAAAAAATACGCAAACTCTAAAAGGCAGGCAATGCCGTAAAAAATGCGTAAGGGGTAAAAAAATGAAAAGAGAATTCTTGGAAGGCTTGAAACTTGAATCGAACGTTATCGACCAGATTATGGCGGAAAACGGCAAGGATATAGAGCGAGAAAAGAACAAGGCGGCGACAGCGGAAGCGGCTGCAAAAGAGGTGCAGGCACAGCTTGAAAAAGCCAATAAAACCCTTGAGGGTTTTAAAGATTATGAGCAAACGAAAGCGGATGTAGAGAAGTACAAAGCCGAAGCAGAGGCGGCAAAAAAGGAAGCGGCTGAAAAAATCGCGCACCTTGAACGCACGGCAACGGTAAAGGACTTTTTAAGCGGCAAGAAGTTTGTAAACGACATCACCCGTGATGCGCTTGCCGCAAAACTTTCCGAACAGTTAGGAAGCGAGGATGCAAAAGGCAAGTCGATTGACGACCTTTTTACAGCCCTGACCAAAGATAAGGAAAATATCCTTGTCGATGACAAAAATGCTACACCGCCGGTAGTAGGAAGTATGTCGAGTACCGGAGGCACAAAAGACGACGGCAGAGCCGCCGCACGTGCGGTAATGGGATTACCGCCTGAAAAATAACGCAAATAAGCGTAAGGAGTTAAAACATGGCACGGACAAACAATATCCAAGTGTTCAAAACATACATCGACCAGCTGGACGATGTGTACAAAGCGGAAGCAAAAACCGCTGTTCTTGAATCTAATGCGGCATTAGTAAAAAACGGCGCAAATGCAAACGAGTTCATTATCCCTAAAATCGACATGGACGGATTGGGCGATTATTCGCGCAGCGACGGCTACAAAGCCGGTAAAGTCGATTTGACCAATGAAACAGTCAAATGCGACTTTGACAGAGGGCGCGTATTCACGATTGACGCGATGGATAACGAGGAAACAGCAGGCGTTGCATTCGGCAGACTTGCCGCAGAGTTTATCCGCACAAAGGTAGTGCCGGAATTGGATGCCTATCGTTTTGCAAAGTACGCAGGCAAAGCGGGCAAAAAAGAGGCGGCGGCATTGGCTGACGGCAGCGCGGTAATGACGGCTATTACAAACGCAATCACTCACATGGATGATGCGGAAGTGCCGGAAGAAGGGCGGTATCTGTTTATCACCCCTGCGCATCTGAACGCCATAAAGTCGCTTGACACCACCAAAAGCCGCGAACTTTTGGCAACGCTTGAAGGACGCATCATAAAAGTGCCGCAGACGCGCTTTTATTCGACTATTGACCAGCTTGACGGCGCAACGGGCGGAGAAGAAGCAGGCGGTTATAGAAAGAATGCAAGCGCAAAAGATTTGAACTTTATGATGCTGCATAAATCCGCGCTCATTCAGTTCTCGAAGCATCTGGTAACGAAGATTGTAACACCGGAAGAAAATCAAAAGTCTGACGGCTGGCTGTTCTTCTACCGCTCTTACGGCATCGCGGACGTGCTTGAAAACAAGGTAAACGGTATTTACGTCCATACGGCGGCGTAAGATAACAACAAGATGGGAGCCGCTGACAGAAAGCGGCGGCTCTTTTTTCAAACCAAAGAGGGAAACAATGAGGACAATCGGGATTATTGAAGAAGACGCAACGCCAAAAACACTGGAAGCACCAAAAACACTGGAAGCACCAAAAACACTGGAAGCACCAAAAACACTGGAAGCACCAAAAACACCGGAAGCACCAAAAACACCGGAAACGCCGGAAACACCGGAAGCCGGCGAGAAAGGGAAAGGCGGCAAAACCAAAGGCGCAAAAACGCCGAAAGACGGCGAGGGTGAAAAGTAAGGGGAGCAGGCGATGTTTGAAAAGGTCAATTTTGCCTTTTATTCCGGCGAACTCGGGCGGACGGCAATCCCCGATGAAGAAACCTTTAATCAGTATGCGCTCAAAAACCGCCAGTTTGTCAAAAACCTTGTGGATGACGGTTTAATCGTTGAACGTGAGGATGGCGGCATCGATAAAGCGGTGTGCATGATGATTGAAGAAGATTTTGAAGCGGGGGGCGACGATTGCCAAACCACAGCGGAAAGTGTCGGCGGCTATTCGTGGAGCGGGACGCAGAAAAGCCTCGAAGCGAAAAAATACGCATGGCTTAAAGCGTTTTGCTTTATCGCAACAGGGCGCAGGTAAGGGGGCGGCAATGCACTTTCCGAAACGCTTACTTATTCATACGGTAACGCTCAAGAAGCAAAAAGGCGTAGACCGAGACCGAAACCCCGTCTATGAATCGGGTAAATTGCGCAGAGTGCGTATCGGAGTTACACGCAAGGTGCAGAATGGAGCGCATGGAGTAATAAGGGCTGACACAATGACGCTTTTTATTTTTCCTTGCTATTCTGAATATTTTAAGGATGGGCAGAAAAATACGCTTGTAATTCCTTTTGAAAATGATGTACTCGTTTTTGAAGGAAAAGAATACACGGTAAAAGGTGTAACGCCTTGTTACGGGGCAGGTGCCAAGGTGAACCATTATGAGGTGGTATTGGAATGACATTCGATACAAAGGTTGCTTTTAATGACTGTGCAGTAAGAGAGCGTTTTTCAGAAAAAGTACATCGGGCGCAAATGAAGCTCGATGCACAAATCGTAAATGACAGCAACTACTACTGTCCACAGCTTACACACATGATGGAGAGGTCTGGCGTATCAAACACTGTAATTGGAAGCGGAAAAGTGCGCTGGAAAGCCGACTACGCCCGCCGACAATACTACGGAGTGAACTTCGACCATTCCAAAAGCGATAACCCGAATGCTACGGCTAAATGGTTTGAATCGGCGAAGGTTCGGAAAAAAGCAAATTGGGAGGAGCTGGTAGAAAATGAAATCAAACATCGCTGAAAGAATAAGTGAATGGATTGAAAAGAAATTAGCCCTACCCTTTAGCGTTTACATGGATTTGATTCCTGATACGGAAAAGGACGGAGCTTGTATAAGACATGATCCTGCTCCAGCCGCTGAAAAACGCTTTATCGACGGCTCTCGCTTTGTTTCGTGGAATTTTACATTTTTTATTAGATGCAAAAACGCCGCAAACGCAAGGGAGTTTACAAAGTCGATTATCGACACAATCGACGGAAAGACAATCGGGGATTGTGAGTATGAATCATTGTATATCGAAGCCTTAACGCTTGCGCAATATATCGACACCGACAGCAAGGGGTATACAACTTATTCAACTTCAATTAAATGCTCATATCTTGAACACCTTGAAACGGAATGACGGAAATCAACGCCTGATTTGAGGCGGAATAATATTTCATAGGAGAAAAATAATGGTAGTTTTGGGAGATTTGGTAAACAAGACAAAAATTGTGCCTTTTATTAACAAAGGAACGGAGAGTATGCCGGATTGGATGCAGATTAAAAAATCGACATCTTTTAACCTTTCCATGAACCCGATTACAAAAACGTACAGCTTTATTAGCGAAGAAAACGAAATTGAAGAAGTTACAGGGTATAAACCTGCGTTGCCTCAAGAAATTATCATGTTCAAAGGCGAGCCGGATTATGAGATGGTATTTGACATGCTTTATCACCGACCGACAGGGGCGCAGGCGCATAGACCGGTTCTAATCGTATTCTACCAAGAGGAGCGAAAATACACGCCGTCGGGCGGGGACGAAAAGACTATTTTCATGGGCTGGCTTGTTGACGCTCTTGTAAAGGTCAATAACATGGACACGGAAAACGAGCATATAGCCGTAGACCTTTCGCTAAATCACATTGACGAATGCGCCGTTGAAATTGTCGCAGGAAAACCGACCGTGATAAAAGGTAAGTTTTCCGGCGCAAAGAACGAGACGTTTACGCCAGACGATTAAGCGATGATTGAATTAAAAAAAGCGGTGTTGCCGGAGACTGTTGACGTTTCCGGCAAACTCTATCGCATTCACACATCGTTTAAATATTGGCTGCGCTTTTTGGAACTTGTCGAAAAGAACGACAAAAACCCCTATGTGTTCGACTTTTTATATGTCGATAAAAAGCCCGCCGACCGGATAGAAGGATTTTCCGCACTTTTGGGATTTTCTACCCCCCCATCGCTTTTACCTCGCCTTACAGCAAGTGATACAAGCGACAAAGTTGTTGATTATCAAATAGACGCTGAATATATATACGCCGCCTTTTATGAACAGTACGGCATAGATTTAATAGAAGCGGATATGCACTGGTATAAATTTCAAGCCCTTTTTAGAGGGCTGCACGATACAAAATTGAATGAAATCATCGGGTTTAGGCTTTTTACGCCGCCAAACGGAAAGAAAAGCGAGTATGACCGAGAGATGGAAAAATTAAAACGGGCGTGGGCATTGCCTGAAAAAGACGAAGGCAAAGAAGATGCCGCCCTTATGCGTTTTGAAGCCTTGCTATATGGAGAGGCAGCAGCGCAAAAGAATTACAAGGAAAGAGAAAATGGCTGACGACGGCGAAATTGTTATAAACACAAAGATAGACGAAAGCGGATTTGACAAAGGCGTTCAAAGCCTTGCGCAAAAAGCCAAAGAAGCCGGAAAATCAATCGAAAATGCGGCGGAAAAATCAGGCAAGGAAACAAGCGAGGCTGTAAAGAAGGCAAGCGAGGATGCGGCAAAGGCGGTAGAAAAAACTGCAAAAGCAAGCGCAAAATCGGCGGACTATGCGGCAAAAAACACCAAGCAGCTGGAAGACAGCCTGAAAGCCCTTGAAGTTGAAGCGAGCGCAAAAGGGGAAGCGGTAAGCGCACAGGCACGGTATAACGTCTATCTAAAATCCTATATTGACCTATTAAGTAAATCGAATGGCGAAATAAAAAAAGGAATGCCGATTGAACGCCAGCGGCTTAAACAATTAAAAGAAGCGAAAGCGGCGGCGGAAAAAGCGGGAAAAGCCTCAAAATCCTTGACCGCCGCATTTAACGCAAACGGGGGAGCTGCGGCGGGTTTTGCCGGAAAATTAAAGAGCCTTGCCGCATCGGGCGGAGGAGTAGCGACGGCTATTACGGCGGCAATAGCGGCGGCAAAAGCCTTTATCGGTGTCTTAAAGGAAGGAAGCGAAGCCTACAAAGTGCAAGAAAAGGCGGAAGGCGCATTACAAGCCGCCGCCGCAAACAATCCGTATTTATCATCGGAAAGCGTCCAGCGGCTCAAAGACTACGCAAGCGAGCTTCAAAACGTTACAAACTTTGGAGACGAGGGTACGATTGACGTTATGGCGCAGCTTGCCGCCTCCGGCAGAAGCGAAGCCGAAATAATGAAGCTCATCGGAGCCGCCTCCGACTATGCGGCGGCAAAGCACATCAGCCTTGAAGCCGCCGTCGGTAACTTAAATAAATCCTACGGCGGACTAGCCGGAGAGTTAGGCGAACTGTTCCCCGAAGTCAAGGCATTGAGCGAAGAGCAATTAAAGAACGGGGAAGCCGTTGACATCATCGCAAAAAAATACAAAGGATTTGCAAAAAATGCAGCGGATTCAAGCATACAGGCAAAAAACACATTCGGCGATTTTATGGAAAGCGTGGGACGTATATCGAAGCCGTTTTTTGACGGTCTTTCGGCAATGTCGAAGGACTTCTGGTTCAAAATGACGAAGCATCTGGACGCTTTCAGTGAGCATATTGAAAACAAAAGCCGCACGTGGGGTATGGGCGGAATAAAAAAGTCAGTTGACGAAGGCGTTGAAGCCATAAACAGGGAGTACACCGATCATGATACCGGCGAGGTAAAGGGCGTGGAAACCCTTGCGCTCACCGAATATCTTGAATGGCTTGCAAAGGAGCTTGAAATCCGAAAGAAGTTAGCAGGTGAACTTACAGCCGAGGAGACACAGGCGTTGGTAGCGGTAAAGCAAGAGCTTCGATACAGAAAAGCGGTCAATTTGGAAGAAAAGAAGCAGGCGGAAATCCTTGCAAAGGAAGCCGAGAATAAAAAGACTGCCGCCGAATACATCGCACAAAATGAAAAGCAGCTAAAAGAAAATTTAAAACGCCTTGAAATCGAGGCAAAAGCCAAGGGAGTTGCGCTAAAGGAGCAAGACCTATACAACGCATACATGAATTCGTATGTAGACCTTTTGACCAAAACAGAGGGGCTTATCACAGAGGGTATGCCGATTGAACAGGAACGTATTGCACAGCTGAAAGAAGCGGGAAAAGCCGTTCGGGAAGCGGCGGATGCAGAGGAAAAGCGGGCGGCGGCAATAAAATACGCACAGGAAGCGACAAAAGCGTTGGAGAGCGTAAAAATTACCTTAACGCCCGCAGAAGATTTGCATAAATCATTAGAAGAACTCGACAAAGTCAAAAAGAAAATACAAGAGGTAAGCGAGGAAGAAGTAAAGGCGGCGCAGAAAGGACAGGAAGTGCAGTTAACAAAAGCTGAATTGCTTAAAGGGCTTGAAGATGCTGAAAAAAATATTGTCATGGAAAAGTTCAATGCAATTACAAAAGGTGAACAGACGCACTATCAACAGCTAAAAACGCAGGCACAGGAACTGGCGGATTTTAAGGAAGAATTACGCAGACAAGAAATTGAAAGCGAAGAAGAAAAAAATGCGCAGATTGCAGAAATCGATAAAAAGATGGCGGAAAATAAGGCGGCGCAAGCGGCGGAAATGTTATCTACCGTAAAACAATACATCGACCAAGCCGCTCAAATTGTAAAGGATGCCGGAGACCTTGCGCTGCAGCAATCGGAAGCTCGAATGAAAACGGAACTTGCACAAGAAGAAATTCGATTCCGCAAGGGCGAAATCGGAGAAAAAGAGTTCGAGGAAAGCAAAAAGAAGATAAAACGCCGAGCGGCGGAAGAAGAATATAAAATCAAGATGTGGCAATGGAGCGCATCCCTCCTGCAAGCCACAGCCAGTATCGCTTTAGGTGTTGCAAAGGCATTGGAATTAGGTATGCCAATGGGATTGATTGCAGGCTCACTTGCCGCCGCTGCCGGCGGGGTACAGATTGCCTCTATTGTAGCCAATAAACCCCAACCCCCGCATTTTGCGCAAGGCGGTTTTGTAGGCGGTATGCACGGAGCTACAATGGGTGCTGATGATACTTTAGTTTATG